ATTTACTATTCCAGTTACAGCAGTAATAATCCCTTGAACAATTGAAGGCGGGTAAAAGAAATAGTGCAGCTCTACGTTATAAGACTGATCTGGAGTTGGACCAATAATGCAAGACAGTTCGTTTTGATTGCCATACTGCGGTCCAAATATTGCATAGTATTTTGGTGTTCCTTGCGCCGTTGGATTTGGATATGCTTCACGAATAAAGTTTACATCCTTATTAAGAAGGTAGGTAAACGGCACAGTCGTATAGTCTGATGTGTATATAGCTATGGAATATGTTGATAGCCAATCTATCGGTAAAGATAAATAAGAATTACTTGCGGTTAAAGTGCCTGTAACATTCTTACGAAGGGAGGCAAAGTTAATCGTGTTGTATACCCTTTCCTCGCACTGCTGCACGAATATTGGAATATTTGCAAGAAACAAAGACTCCGTATTCTCAGCATACGCTTGGATGGTATTGTAGAGAGTTTCGTAATTGATTTTAAAACCCCTTAAGCCATTGGGCCTCTACTCATAAAACCACGCTCAGCAGCTCCTGCTCCACGCATTTTTTGACCATCTGTCTTAACATCATCTGCACCTGGATCACCCATGCTTACGCGCATTGCTCCAGCTTTAGAGTTTTGTTGACTAGCCAATAAACGATTAGGATCTTTAGTTACAAAAGAATCTGTCTTTGGGCTAATACGCTCGCCACTCATCTTGTGTGGGGGGGCGTAATCAGCTCCGCTACCATCAAATTTACCTTTGCCAACTTTGACGGCAGGACTATTCTTAGTCGTAGGTTTAACGTTCTTTGCTACAGCCATTATTTGCTCCCAGGTTTTTGGTTATGAGCTCGAGCTAGATTGCGACCAACAGCGCGCATTTCTTTGCCAGTAACTCCACCCTTTTTCATACCCTTGGGTTCTTTTTTCTCAGCAGCTTTGATCATCTTAGCAATTAGCTTTTTGTCTTCTGCTTCGTCTTCATGTTTCTTTGCCATTATTTACTCCTACGTTATTGTTACAGAATTGACCGTACCCTTGGCTACCAAATAGTTAGGAGTTAGTGCTCTGTCAAAACCACTAGCTCCACCCACCGGCTTCCATCCCCATTGAATTATCCTACTTCCACTCTCAGGATAACCAGCCTGTGTGACAACGTTTCCATTGCCATTCTGAGATTGGTATCCACTGTTTCCAGAACCGTAATAACTGATATCAGGTCTTGGCTCTCTAACAGCTTGCGGATCATTCACAGGATACAAACCAAGTTGCAACTGAGGCTGATCCTCTTCCCAACACTCAGGACATACCTTGATATTAACCTGTTTTGTCTTGATTGTCAGCTTGGCTAATTCAACAAGTTTATACCTAAAACCACATCTATCACATTCTGCAATCGCATTCTTACCAGAGGAATACTTACTTGGCATAAGTTACCTCGAATAGAATAAATTCCTTGGAACCCATCGAATCGGAGCCGTCTCCCTGTCCTCCTGGGCGGCCAAGTCAAATGCTTGCTCATAGTCCTGTTTCAAGAACAAAACCCTCGCTGGATCAACTTCAGGCTTTTTGACACTGATCAAATAAGCCAACCCTGCAACCATGCAAGGTATAAATCTAAATGGAACGTCCTGGATATTCACCCCTGTTCCGGCATCCTGAATCCTTCTCATTCTCCAGTACACCATTGTGTAAGTGGTAGAAGAATCTGGGCATGGCCATACTGTTACGTTAGGCAAGTACTGAACAGTTACTATCGCCCCGGCAGTATGAGCCGTAGCAGTAGTTCCATTTTGCCCACGGTAGCAGTTTGTGATCGTATTACCAGATATGTTTGCATATCCAATAATCTCGTTATCTAGCTGTATATAGCCATTAGAACGCAGTCCAACAACTGAGCTAAGGGTAAGCGTTGTATCTGTTGCCGCGCATGTTGTAGCAAGCGTAATAGTCGTTACATCCGCATTACCAGACTGGCGGTTAAACCAAGCCTGAATGGGTCGACCAGTCGTTAGCTTGTTAGGTATAGTGGAATAGGTACTTTCACTAATACGGCTTAAGTTAATATCTTGCTGATTGGTTGTACTAGCATTGCTTGTACGAGTTACCAGATCAAGAATGTCTACGGTATCTACTGGTACTGGGTAGAACGCCTGTCCTGGAGACAAGGTAACTACGCATTCCTCAACTGTCCACAAGTTAATCCCACGGTTAGCCCATTCCACCGCCATCAGATTCATTGATCTTCTAGCGGTTCTTAGGTCATATCCTGATCGGGATTGAAGACCACAGCGCTCATAAGCCTCCTCTACCAATTCGGTAAAGTCTAGGTTAAACGCCGTTGATCCACTTGTGTATGCCATTATAGGTAACGCCCTTTAGTATGTCCTCTTTGAGCTATTCCATCTGCGCGCTTTGATGCGCTAGAACGAACCTTACCGCCCTTTGCCATTTTGTTAGTGCGAGCAACTTCACGAGTGAGTTCTGACATTTCCTCTTCGGAGCGTCCCTTTGGACCAGTAATAGCATCAACAGTTGCGGCAATTGGAAAGCCTAAGTTAGTTCTTATTCCTTCTTTTTCCTTGCCCAATTTTGATGTCATTGGATATGCTCTCTCAAACTCCATGTCTTCGGCTATTTTCCTAGCAGGTGTTTTTTCAGCCATTACTTCATCCCCTTTAAAGTTTCAGCGAGTCGAGCACGTTGACCAAGCTTGCCCGGCTTTTTAGCAGCAGCAGCAAGCTTCTTAGATGGTATTGTCTTGCCCTTCTTGACACCCAGCTCTTCACGCAGAGCACCAGGCTTCTTGATGGCTTTTTGAATCCATTTCTCTGCCATGATTAGTTAGCCACATTAGATGCTGACTGCTCTTGAGCAACTGTTTGTGGAGCTTCAACCACAATAGTAGGCTCTACAACCGCAGCTACTGTAGCAACTACTGGCTCAGCAGGTTTGGCAACACCTAAATGCTCTTCAATCTTTTCAAGCAAATCTTTTGTTTCTTGAACTACACCACCATGAGCAGACTCTTGAGTAGCTGCAACATGCTTAATCAAAGCGTATAAGTGCTCAACATTCTCTTCAATATGCTTTAGTAAACTCATTTGTTTCTCCGGGTTTTAGCTGCTTCAATAAAATCTTGATCTGTAGGTGCGCCCTTTTGACCAGGCTTCCTCATCTTTGCTCCGCGCTTTTGCTTAGCATGAATATTGGCATACAAACCCTTGACTTTACCGCCGGATTTATAAACCTCAACGTCATTCGGATTGTCCGAGCGAACAATCGTCTTAGCTTTAGGCATTTTGGAAGGGCGGATTGCGCCCATTCCACGGCTAGCCATCATTTTCTTTTAGCCATTCCACCACCGCACATAGCCTCTACATGCTCATGGTGTTTCTTGTGATCAGCCTTGTGCTCACCATAGTGCTTGTGATGATGCACATGACCGCCTGTTTCCATCTTCTCCATCATATGCACGTTGTGTGTATGGGGAGGAGTAGCTTCTTTCATTAATGGGGGATGATCGTTTTTCATGTTTAATCCTTAACAAATCTTACCGCGTGTCTTGCCCTTTTGAGCAATACCATCTGCACGAGCTGATGCAGTACCGCCAGAAGCCATCTTCTTAACAGTCTTGCCACCTTTCTTCATACCGATTGTGCCGATATCATTTAAGCCATCATTCTTCATTTTTGGCTCCATAGCACGAGTATGGCCACGCTTTTGAATAGCATGTTCACCGTGCTTGATATCTTTGTTAGATCCCTTTTCTACGTCCTTGGACATAGTGCGGGGGCCCATTGTTTCTTTTGCTGCCATGTTTCCACCTTTAGAAAATTTCTTGCCTTTATCGGCCTGACTAAAATCTTCCCCAACACTTTTGGGGACTCCTACTTTCTTGGCGAACGCTGGATTATGGGCCACCGCCTCCATGAAATTGTGCTGCTTTGCTGACTTACTTGGCATTCCTAATCTCCATAAGTCTATCCAGTTTTTCATCCAGTCTATCAAGACGGTCCAAGACCCTAGTGATGTCTGTATGGACTTCTTGCTTTGTAACGTACTCCTTAGCAATCTCTTCTCTGGTTCTGTTAAGAAGGATGGTAATTCTTTGGAGCTCACTGAACTTGTCCTTAAGGAAAAATCCTATGATCGCTACAAACAGCGATAAAGCTGAATTCCACAGTATCATCGCATCCATTTAGCATTTCCATTTTCTAAGAGACTTGTTAATACGACTGTCAGGATCTTTGGCAGTCTTCTCAGAAGTTAATTTACTTTTCATACCTTCCATCCTGGCGCAAAATGAATCCTTTCTAGATCCACCTTGTGGCTGAGGAGGCTTGAGGTTCATACCTTGTTTCTTTGCAGAAGCGCGACCCTTAGCATTTAAGCCACCAGTCGGGCTCTTGCCC